GATTAAATCATTTTTATCATCATCAAACAATATCGTGGCAGTATCTATCATCCAATTTTTGAATGACTTTACTTTGATCATGCTACCCGAATACCACAGTTCTCTTTTTCTCATTTTATGAACTCCATATTATTGCTATTAGGCAGGCAACCGTTACAATCCAACTTGTTATTACCCATGGTTCTTTCATTAATTCTTTACCAAATTTTTTTAAATTTTTAATCATTGTACTGTACCGTTAAGCCAAATGGTGCTTCGATATCTCTCTCATATGGATTGTTTATTAAAAATATTGTGTCGCAGTAGTGTTCATCACCCCAACTATCAAAAGGCCAACCATCTGTGAACATCACGAATTTCTTAGGCTCTATGCCTTGATCTTTCATGTATCTCCAGTTGCACTCGAACTCCGTACCACCACCTGAACCAAGTGTGTAGTCCAACAATTCATCTGCGTTGTCAGGCGTAAATATTTTTGGATTAAACACCTCTGTATCAAAACTCCAAAGGTGGATTCTGTAATCTTTGTATTGATCCATTATATTTTTTACCTCTGTAAGAAACTCTCGGCATTGTTCATTACTAATACTGCCACTTGCATCTAGAGACAAACAAATATCAATCATCTCGTCATTGTTTTGTCCCGGCAATATAGCAGATGTATGCCATGATTTTCTACTAGGTCTCATCCATGTGTAGTCAGATTTCATAGTACTCATTATTTGTTGTTGTAATATTTCTCTCCAATCCATCTTAGGCTCAGTAAGATCCTTGACCAGTCTTTGCAACGCACCTGGTAGGTTACTGGCACCTGTGGATTGTGCGGCACTGACCATTGCTTCTTTGACTTCATCTCTTATCTTCTTCAGCTCTTCCTTGGTGTATACAGGTTTCCCTTTGCCACCCTTCTTGCCATTTTTACTCTCTTTCCCTTGGCCGGCACCATCTTTGCCCCACTCTTGGTGATCGTCCATTAGTTCACCCATCTTCTCCAACATCTTCTTACCGTTCTTCTTTGCCTGTTTGAAAAGGTCATCATATATTCTTTCTGATGCCCAGTCCTTGTATTTGTCATCCTGGAAGCCTTTGTTCTCACCTTTTTTGCCTTTAGGCATTTCGCCGATGTTAGAATCTTTCAATATCTGGTTAACGGCATAGTCCGCCGCGATGTTCCAAAGTTGTGGATCCCTGTCACCAATCCTTACAAGCATGTGTTCAAATACATTGTGCAACACTTCATGTCCAAACAAGAATTCTGCCTCTTTGGGTGTAAGTGAATCTATAAATTTAGTGTTATAGAAGAAATGTCTGCCATCTGTACCTGCTGTGGGACACCAGTCGTCTGCATTAATCAGTTTCAATCTAGTTGCAAGGTTGCCAAAGAAAGGGTGTTTCAATAACAAGGCAATCCTTGCTGTCACTAGTTTGTCTATTATTCTTTGATCGTGATAGTCAGCCATTATTTAGACTCCATAGCAGTTATGACATACTTGCCAAACTTCTTATGGAACCTATCAAATGATTTTAACTTGCTAGGATCGAACGGAAGTTTGTAGTTTGTTAAGGCAATCTTCGCACCCATAACAACCAACTCTGTCTCAAAGTTGTCCATCATGTAGTTGAAGAACCTGTCTGCTTGTTCATTCCAAGTTTTGTCTTTCTTCTCGTGTGCCTGTTGTAGTTCATAGCACAGAGAAACTGTCAACGAATACATCGCTGATATTTCTTTACTCTTAAGGTCTTTAACCTTACCGCTCAATATATCAGATGGGTTAGGTAACTGGCCGCTAATCTTACGATGATTCATAAACTTAACGGCCAGGCCTTCTCCTACGCAACCTGCAACGAGGTCAGTGAGCGTACTTTCTGGCAGGTCATCTGATAGAAGTTGGGAAACGAAACTCCATGATCTTGGAGTTGCAAATGATCTAGAACTACCTCTAGGATCAAAATCGTATAAATCTTGTTTGGCGAATGTGCAGTAACCCACGACGTCTGCGTGTATGTGTTCATTAGTTGCCCACTGTAACCAGTCCTCGAAGTCCACTCTAAGTTCAATGTGGACGAATCTGTTTGCCAACGGAGCCGGCATCCTGTATGTGACACCTTTGTCTGAGTCTCTGTTACCCGCCGCAACGATCGACACGCCTTCTGGTAGGTGATACTGTCCCACTCTCCTGTTCAATATAAGTTGATATGCCGCCGCCTGTACTGCCGGAGCCGCTGAGTTCAACTCATCCAAGAAAACTATTGCATTAGACTTGGGATCAGTTGGCAGTTCTGCCGGACTTGCCCAAACCATGTTGTTCTCTTTTGAATTGTAATAAGGAATACCTTTGATATCTGTTGGTTCCCATAAAGGAAGTCTGATGTCAATGACCTCTCTTGCTTCTGCGTCTGCTATCTGTTTTACAATGTCGGATTTACCAATACCTGGTGCACCCCACATCATGATCGGTCTCTGTAATTTAATACAATGTGTTAATGCTGATTTCGCCTCGTTAGGTGAAACTGTTCTGTTTTGACTGCCTATTGCGGCCTCTTTGTTCTTTGCTTTTGCCATTTTGTACGCTCCTTTTTAAAATGTTTATAATACCATTATAGCAGGAATGTGTATATGGTCAACCTGGTAAATGTGGCTAAAAAGTCGCAGTTTTATTGACTTTTTTGTTCATCCATTTTGCTCATTGCCCTTGAAAGTCCATATTTTGTGATATCTCCAGCGAAAAGCATCAGTTGTAATGCCATTTTTTCCATGGTAACAATTATCTTTTTCTTGTCAACAAAGTATGGGCAGTCAACGAATTCATCCAACCAAAGATATGTTTGAGGAGTGAATATTACTTTGGCAGGAAACTTGATGTCGTATGTCTTGATGTCTAGTTTTTCTAGCATCTCAAGACCCTGTTTTGTTAGTCGCAAAGATCTGGCCTGGTAACTTTCACGTACATTCTGCCACCAAGTGTAGTAATTGGTCTTGATGCTTTCGTCGTGTGTGGGTTGTTCCAGCAGTTCGAGGAATGTTCGTGTGTAGGCTGTCTTTCGATCCATATTGCTATTTAATGGGCGGAATTATCGTTTGAATTTTTCACCGGTCTTCAAAAGGTAAACAGCAAACTTGTCTGTGTTATGTTGTGCGTTCAACTTCTTGGCCAGGTTCTCTGCGTGTCCAGGGTTGGAGAATGACACCTTCTTGTATTTTGGACCTGGGTAATTGGCGACCAAACTCGACGACTTCAGGTTGATCGGTTTACCATCGTAGAAAACAGCCCAGATGCCTTCCGCCGCTAGGACCTCGTCCATTTTGAAGGTGGCTTTGTTGCTGTGTTGTAATAACACTATTGGTTTTGGTCTCGACATAGTTGAGATACTCCTACAACTATATTTACCAAAATTTTGGTGTTGCTATTTGCCTTTAAACTCTCCGCCGTCCATTTCGATGTTGATCGTCTGTGCCTCTCGAGCGGTCTTTAACGCTTCTATAATCTCTTCTTGTATGGTGACCATACGTGTCATAACTTGGGTAAGGCTATCGGCCAATTGGTCCGCTTCCTTGGCAGGTATGACGATCTGACGTTCACCCTTTTGCCGTAGGGTTCTGATCCTACCTATTAGATCCTCTATGGGTCTAGTTTGTATCTTGGAATTCTTTGACTGCATTGTTCAATACCTGTTGCATTTCTAGTTTGGTCTTCATTGGGCCTTTGTACTCGTACCTCGAAAGGGTTATCATCTTGGGACAGTAGGCCTTACGCCAACCCTTCTCGAAACAGATTATGTAATAACCTGCACAGAACTGACTCTTGCTATTCGGTGCCTTTGTGTAAACGGGTAATTGCTTCTGCACGTCAAACATCGGATTGTACGGATGCTGGCTACAAGAAAATCCATGCACGTCAAAGTTGTCTGTTTGTATCTCATCTTCGGCTTTCTTCACATCCGATTGATCAAATATGTTGAAACCAAACCTTGTGAACAGGCTCTCTTTGGTATGGAAAACTTGCCTTTGATCTTTTTTGCTGAGGAAGATCCAGCCATTGTTGTCCTGCCTACTAAGGGTGCCTAGTTTTTGTCCGTTTTGCTCAACTATCCAGAACTTGTCCTTGACTAGGGTCTTTGCTCTCACTGTCATGATACTAACCTCGCATTAAAGGGCTCAACATACAGTTGCGCCTGCTCACTAATCCTATTTAAATCGTACTTGGCACAGAACCGCATGAATCTGATTCCAATTTGGTCTATGCTTTTGTTTTCGGCCTTTGCTTGTTCAATAGTCTGATCTAATTCTTCTACTATGGCATCTGGTTGTGCGTGTAAATCAACCAGTAATCTATTTCGTTCATAATCTTCCAAAACTCTGTGTTCGTTGCCATCATGGTCGACCCATTTGCTTAACATCAGGTTGTTCCATGTGTAACCTTTTTCGTGCCTGTCAGCGAATGCTTCTTGTAATCCTATCTTGTTCTTTGTGCCTTTGGTACGCACTCCTGGGTATGCTGAAAAAATGTTATCTGAAGGATCACCTCTCATTGCCTTCTCGAATATCATCCATTCTGTGTCTGGAGCGGGTTTAGGTGCTTTCAATTTTTTATCTATTACAGGTTTCCCTTTTGCATCGAACCAACCTTCGTGTGTGAGCGTGATCTCGCTTATTCCATTGTACTGTTTCACCAGTGGTGTCACAAGTTGGTTAAGATCCTTGTCAGTGCTTATGATCACATGATTGTCATTTT